CTGCGGCCCATACCGGTCGGTTCTGGAAGCTGTATGCCGTGGCCGACGCCGTGATCAGCACTGCAACGATTCAAAACGCCAGCGGCAATACCTTTAGCTCCGTTCCCTTGGGCAAGGGTGATCAGATCGAGGGCGTGTTTACGAGCGTGACGCTAGCTAGCGGCAAAGTCATCGCCTACAAAATCTGATGTACTACGTCCTTCCTGGTGGCGGCGATGCTACCGCTAGCGGTGGTTTTAATATTCCCTCGCACGATTACATCGTGAACACCTACGACGGCGCCAACAACCTTTTGACGGCAACGTATAAGCGTGGTGGCTCTAGCGGTAAGGTGGTGGCAACACTCACGATGACTTACGACGGAAACAATAATCTTTTGACCGTAACTCGGAGCTGAGCAATGGCTTTTAAGCTCAATCCGTTTACCAGTCAGCTTGATACCGTACGCAATCAGATGCTGTGGGGGTCGTTTTATGACACCACGGATCAGGTCGCAGTGGCGGCAAATACTGATTATTCCATCGGCATCAATACAACAGATCCAGACAGCCGTGGGATCAGCATTGCCTCTGGTTCGCGGATTACCTTTTCTCGCGCTGGTGTTTACAGCATCACTTATTCAGCTCAATTTACAAATTCAGACTCCCAAATTCACGACATTAACGTTTGGCTGCGTAAAAACGACAGCGGCTCTAGTGGTGATGTAGCAGCATCTGACAGCAAATTCAGCATCATTGCAAGCCACGGCGGCGTTGATGGCAACGTAATTGGCTGCGTGAATTATGTGCTTAAGCTTGCCGCTAACGATTATCTTGAATTGATTTGGTCAACAACTGACGTGGCGGCCAGTCTCCAGTCTTTACCTGCTGCCACTTCTGGCCCCGCTCATCCTTCTGTGCCTTGCATTATTGTCACGGCTGTTCAGGTCGCCTAATCTGTTTTTATGGCACTTGCAACCTCGCTTCGTAAAACTGCCAGCAAGGTCATTAACCGTTTTGGCGGGGACGTGACCTATCGCCAAGTCAGCGGCGGCACCTACAACCCGACCACCGGTGCAATCGTTGAAACCGAAACCAACACGACCATCAAAGGTGTTGTTGACGCCGTTCGCAAGCAAGAATTAAACGAGTTGGTTCATGAGCAAGATAAAAAGCTGATCATTGCCGCATCTGATTTGACGATTACACCTAGCCTTTCTGATCGTGTTGTTATCAGCAGCATTGTGCATCAGATCGTAAAAATCAACGTCATCGAACAAGACAACACCGCCATTGCGGTTGAACTGTTCCTGAGGGCTTAACGATGGCTCGGCGTATCAGGCTCGATCAAATCGGTGATTACAGCGAGGAAAAGCTGAATCAACTGATGCGCGTGGTTGTTTTTGAAACTGACGCCGAACTGAAAGCCCGTAGCCCCGTGGATACAGGGCGCTTCCGCGCTAGCTGGATTATCGGCGAAAACGCAACTGGCAATTATGACGCGGGTGAACAGCAACCTGCAACCGGAGCAAATCGTGGAAAAGCACAGCCGCCGGCAACGCCTGCTCCCGGTCCCGGTATTGGCCTCAATTATTCCTTTGGGCAAGAAAAAATCAAAAATACCTATCACGTTCACAACAACATCAGTTACGGCCAAGAACTTGCCGACGGACGTTCGAAGCAAGCACCTGCCGGTTGGCTAGACATTGTCGCAAGACAGATGACGGCTAGAGCGCGACAATTAGCTGATTCCATTGGGAGGCAGGACTAATGGCCGCCGTCAACCTCAACACGATCCGCGCCACCATCGAAAGCCGTTTGGCAACTGAGCTGGCATCGTCGCCGACAATACCGGTCGTTTTCCATAATCAGGCCTACAGCCCGCCCAATAACGGCACTTGGGTTCAGTGCCTGACCTCATTTGGGAACAACAGTTTCCTGACGATGGGCGGCACAACCGGCAGCAGCAACAGCGTTATTGGCGTTGTAGTCATCAATATTTTTTCTGCCAAGGGCGTTGGATCTGGCGCCAACCTCACCGTTGGTAAAAGGATCCGTGATCTTTACAATAGAATCGTTGTAAGTGGGGTTCACTTTGATCCCCCGACAGGGCCCGAGGTGGTGGCTACGCCATCTCCAGAGGGTTTCTTCCAAACACAGGTCAGATTGACCTTTGAAACCTTCGAGGATCTGTAACCATGGCTTTTTACCGTGGCCAGCAGGGCTCCGTCAAATTCGACGACGCGGGCACCACTGCTGCAACCATCACCAGCACCCGCTCTTGGTCTTTGACCGTTGAAAAGGAATCGCTGGACACCACCGCTCTTGGCGCTACCTACCGAGCAAATGTCGGCGGGCTGATCAGCGGCTCTGGCACCTGCGAAGTGCTGTATACCGCCAGCAGCGCAGACGAAACCAACGTCTTCATCGAAATGGTCAATACGGCCAACGATGAGGGACTGGCACTGTTTGAGCTGTTCCTTGATACCACTGGCACCAAGAAAATCAGCTTTGATGGTGTCATCACCTCGGCTGAATACTCTGCCACTGTCGGCGAAATCGAAGTCATTACCCTGAACTTCGTGACCAACGGCGCCATCACTCTGGACATCTGATCATGGCTTTTTATCGCGGCCAACAAGGCACCGTCTTTTTTGACAAAGCTGGTAGCGGCGGTCTTTCCGAGATTGCTGCTGTGCGCTCTTGGTCTATGACCGTTGAAAAGGAGTCATACGACGTGACCTCCCAAGGCGCCACCTATCGCGCCAACGTTGGTGGTCTGATCAGCGGGTCGGGCGCCATCGAAGTCATGTACGACGCTCCCGGTTCTGGCGACAAACTTGATCTGATCAAGGATGTGAACCAAGCCACGGACGAAGCCGATGCAGCCGTTGAGCTGTATTTGGACGAAACCGGCGGTAAAAAAATCACGGGCACCATCGTGGTGACGAGCACCGAATACAGTGCTACGGTTGGCGAGATCGAGATTGTTACCCTCAATTTCGTTTCTAGCGGAACCCTGACTCTGAGCATCTAATGCCCGCCGCAAATCAGCGCCCTGTTGATCTTCTCACCGGGGCGTTTGACCTAAACGAGCGTCGTCGGTTTGACATCAAAGGAGCCGATGGCGCTGTTGTTTTGGCGTTGTATTTCAAGCCGATCACCCGTGCTGACCGTAAACGGGCAATGACTTTGGCTGGCAGCGAAGAGGCTTTGGAGATCAGCACGCAGATGCTGTGCCAGATGGCTGAGCTTGAGGATGGCACTAAAGCCTTTGCTGCTGCCGATGCCGCCAAGCTGCAGCGTGAACTGCCTGAATCAGTGCTGAACGAGCTTGAGCTGTTCTTGTTTGGTTTGGGCGCCCCGCCGCTGCTGGACGAAGCAAAAAAAGACTAGAGGAAGACTCTTGGCTGTTCTTTGAGTTCTTCCTAGCGACAGAACTAGGCAAAACCGTCAGCGAATTACGTGTTCAGTTGACGGAAGCCGAATTTGTAATGTTCGCCGCCTACCACGAAGTCAAGGCCAAGCGCGAAAAAGACGAGATGGATAAGGCCAACGCCAGAGCACGGCGATAGACTGCAAAGACAGGGTTAGTGCGTTGCTGTGGCCGTAGCCGTCGTTGACGTTCAGGTAAATAGTCGCGGCGCGGTTGATCAGCTCCGCAATATCAACAATGCTTCAAAACAGGCACAGGCTGGTATTGGTGGTTTAACGGCGGCAGTTGGCAGACTTGCTGCTGGCTTTTCCGCGATTCAAGCGGCGCGATTCGTCTTTGCCAAAACGGCAGAAATAGAAAGTCAGACAAAAAGTCTGCAGGTATTAACCGGCAGCGTGCAACAGGCCAAGCAAATCATCCAAGAGTTGCAACAGCTTGGCGCCGTAACGCCATTTACTAGCACCGAGCTAATTGACGCTGCAAAGCGGTTGCAGGCATTCGGCGTTGAGGCCAATGCAGTTGTTGAAACAACCCGCCGTCTAGCCGATGTTTCGGGTGCAACTGGCGCCGAATTGCAGGGATTGGTCACCGCCTATGGTCAGGTGCAGGCCAAAGGGCGCTTACAGGGCGAAGAGCTGCTGCAATTCCAAGAGCGCGGCATCGCACTGCAAAAAGAACTGCAGCGCATGTACGGGATGAGTGGGGAGGAATTTAGGAAGGCATTGGAGAAAGGAAGATTTAGCGCCAAAGCTGTTGAGCAAGCTATTAAAAATTTGACAAGTGCTGGGGGTAAATATGCCGATGGTGCAGTTGCTCAATCAACAACGCTTCAGGGTAAATTCAGCACTTTGCAAGATGGCGTTGATGCTTTGGCGAGAGAAATCGGCAATACCCTTGCGCCAGCATTGAAAATTGCGTTGGATGATTTAACTAACTTTGTAAACGGATTTGTTCAAGGCTTGCGATATATGCAAGCTCAATACAGTGCATTTTTGGCGAGTCTACGTGGTAAAAATGCGGATGAATTACAGGGGCAAATTGCAGGCATCAACAGATTTATTACGGCAAACCAAGGCCAATTAAACAAAATCCGCCCAGGCAGCCTTGCCGAAAAGCAAGTGCAAGCAAAATTGGTTGAATTGAGAAGGCTTCGCACCAGCCTGCAAAAAGATTTAGATAAAACACTTGGCCTTGTTGCCCCACAGGGCAGATCAACTCTTTTGCCTGCCACTCGTCCCTCTACAGGCGCACCACCGGCATTGCTTGGTGAAACTGGAGGCGGGCAAGGCTCGTCAAAGGCTGCAAATGCCGCAAAACGATTAGCGGAAGAATTGAAGCGGTCGGTTGAGCAAGGTGACAATATGGGCCGCGAATTTAGTCGTCAAATCCTGCTTCTAAATAACATTGCCGATCAAGAGGGAGAGCGTTATCGAATACAGTTTGAATATGAAGATCGTCTTCGTGAAATCAACGACTTAAAGAACAAAGAGCAGCAAGTAAACCTAAGGGCGTTAAACGAAGAAATTAGACGGCTTGAGCTTCAAAGATTAGCCACCGAAGAACTTAAAAAACAAAACGAAGAATTTTACAAGCGTGTCGGCCTTGTTGCTCAGATTTACGGCGCTGGCGCTGGTGGTTTCCGTACTGATATTGACCTGTTGGGACAGCAGCAGAAAGCATTGGACGAGGTGCTCAAGAAATACCCGCAGATCGGTGAGGCTGCCACCGCCGCCAGCCAGCTTGCCACGCAGGGAACGCTGGAAATGATTAACGGCACAAAGACGGCGCAGCAAGCATTTGCCGAGTTCCTTAACAGCATTGTTGATATTTTGATGAAGTCTGCGGCGCAGATGATTGCCCAGTACATCGCCATAGGCGTTGCTCGCAGCTTTGCGGGCGTTGGTGGTCTATTTAGCGGTGCTGGTCCTGTTCAATTTCCAAGTAGTACAGGCGTTGGCGTAAAAGGTTTTAACTTGCCGAATTTGATGGCTCGTGCCGCTGGCGGATCCGTTACGGCTGGTCAGCCTTATTTGGTTGGCGAGCGCGGTCCCGAGCTATTTATGCCGGGTCGTAGTGGTGG